ACGTTGGAGCGTATCTAGTTGATCTTCCATCATATCGGCGGCCAGCGCGCGGCAACTGACGGTGCGAATGCCGGCGCGTTCGGCGTGCCAGGCCAGGGTGGCTGCGAGCTCGCGCTGTGCCTCGGCGGCGGGGTATGTGCCGCGGGTGACCAGGACGGCGAGGCGCTGGGCGTCATGGCGTCCCCAGCCGCGCAGGGCGGCGGCCTCGGCCATTTCGGCGGTGATGAGGCGGGCGTCGCTCATGGCGGCCCACGGCGTGCGTGCGAGCATAGGCTCCCCCTTGCGGGCCGCCGTCGGCTGAGGCATAGAGGGGGCGCAAACCTACCTCTCCATCCCCAGCCGGTCAGCGGCGGGTTACAATTACAGGCCCGTGCCGGTTCCAGCCGACACGGGTCTTTGCTTATGGCGCACCCGGTATGATTCGGCAACGCGGTGGAGGTAGCCCGGCGCAGTTGCCCACGCCGAGCCGCTTCCGCTACCGTATGCGAACCTTGACGATGACCAAGATCCGCACGATTATCCGCAGCGGAAGCTTCCCATGACGCCTCATGGTAGCCTCCTCGGTACGGCGTCGGGATCATCCCCGGCGCCGTTGCCGTTTTGGCCCCAATCGAAGGGAGCCGCAACGCGCTCATCCCGCCGGCTCCTCGGCGCGCGGCCCCGGCTGCCGCTGTGCCTGCCCGACGCGGCGGCCCGCGATGTCGCGCGGCCCATCGATCGTGTCGATGTGCAGCGCCGCCGGGGTCGGCCCCAGCCGGCCCTCGAGCCGGTATTCCCGCGTCGCCGGGTCGAGCACGCCGCGCAGCTCGATCACCCAGCCGAACTGGTCGCGGATCTCGCCCACCACCGAGCCAGGCACGACGCCCTTGGTGAGCCTGCCGGTGTATTGCGGGGCGGTGGTCACGCGGCTGGCCCGCCAGACAATTCCCGCGCCTCGCGCCGCCGCCGGTTCTCTTCATTAAGCCGAGCGCACTTCTCCAGCCACAGTGCTTCGTGTCGCTGTGCTATCGGCATAAGCAACAGCAGCGCGTCGTTGAACTGGCGCCATTCGTCGAGTGTCGCTTGGTGTGACCACAGGAAATGCTCACGGATGCGCTTCAACACCTTCTGCGCGTTACTCGCGCCAAATGGCAGTCCGTGCTTCGCTGCCTCCTTCTGGTTCATTCGCTGACGCCCAGAATGTCCGCCAGCGTCATCTCCGGATGGTCATACCAGTCCGGGTGCTCGCTCACGATCTCCTGCAGCGCCTTGGCAACCGCCGTCGCCTCGGCCGCCTTCTTCTGCTTCAGCGCGATGACATCGAGCACCTCGTATAGCGTCATGCGGATCAGCATCTTGCGCTCAGCCGTCTCGCCTTCGTCCCACGCGGCATAGACGCGCAACCACTCAAAGCCGAAATCGTCATCGACCTCGGCGAAGTCGTGCTGCCCGGCGCCGGCCATCGCCGCAACCTTGCGATGCTTCCGGGACTCGTCCGCATCGTCCGCACGGTAATTCTTGAACGCCACGCCGGCACCGAGCCGCATCAGCGAACGCACATGCGCCTTTGGATCGCCGTCTGCGTTGCAGACACCCTCGGCCACATACCGCTGGATCAGCAGCGAGGCCGCCTCGCTGGTCTGATAGCCATTGCCGTCGGCATCCAACTCGTTGACGATTTCACGCACGTCGTCGCTCAGTTTGGTCACTGACGAATCTCCCGTGCAATTCGTTGATCCACTTGTGTGCGGCTTCCAGTGCCGGACCGATGGCATGATCGATCCGGGTGTAACGGTCAGCGAACATCGCCTCGACCGAAGCCTGCTCGTTGATCAGGCGCAGCGCCTCCAAAGCCCGGTGCCAACGCTGCGCCTCCGGGCTGAAGATCCGCCGCAGGTTCTCCTTGGCGGTGTCGGACAGGAGCGGCTGCGCCGTTTCATCACTGTGTTCTTTCGGCGCAGTCACGCGGCGAACCGTTGTTTCTGGAACCCCCGTGTCGCGCGCTATCTCCCGGCCGCCCTTCCCCTCGTCTCTCAGCCGGATGATCTCAGCATCGCGCGCTGCCTTGGCGTTTTCGCGTGCCGCAGCCGTTAGCTTGTCGGCCCAGGAGCCAGAGCACAGCAGTAACTTTGCCACCGCATCGCTGTCGGTCGCTGCCACCAACTGATTGCGCACAGCAGTCTCGTACGACCGCCGGTAATCCGTCGCACCTCGCTGCAATCCGTGCTTCGCATTGGCCGAGAGCGAATACAGCAACGCATCGCGGCGCGTGCCGCGGCGCACATCGACCTCGATCTCGTTCAGTCGCAGCACCTGGCGGGAATGCCAGCGATGAAACCCATCGGCGAGCCATAGCCGTTCGTTGTCATTGAACGCGACTACCGGCGGGAACCATACGCCGTCGACCAGCAGTTGGACGTAGTCCTCCAGTACCGTGCGGTCGATAGACGCGCGCGGCTGCAATTCCTCATCCAGCGTCAGCGCATCGAGAGGCAACACGCTCACGCCACACTCCCCCGCAACGGCAACCCGAGTTCGCGCAACGAGGTCTCGACACACTCCAGCGTCTTGCACGTCACCACCGTCGCACCGCAGTAATGCAGCCTGCGGTGGGTCTCGCGCTGGTCCTTGCGCAACACGTCGCTCGGCGTCTTCAGTTCGATGCCGTAGAACCGACCTTGCCAAACTATTTCGATGTCAGGCCACCCCGGTCGACACCCCGAGCGTTTCAACTCGCGCTGGGCGCGCAGCGAGCGCTTGCCCTCGTTCGGGCTGTGATGCGCCACCGCGTCGTAGGGCAGTGCCAGTTCCAGATATTGCATGCAGGCGTGCTGCAGGTCGTCGTGGTCGTGCCGCCGCACGGTGCGCACCTCCGGCAGCAGCGATGCGGTGACGATGCCGGTCACCACAGCAGCGGCCCTCCGCGGTACAGCGGCGCCGTGGCGCGCTCGGCCCGCGCCGCCGCGATCTCGGCTGCGAGCGCGCGGGCGGCGGCAGCACGCACCCACGGATCTAGCGGCGGCACCGGGGTGCGCCCACGCAGTTTCAACAGCTGGGTACGGACCGCCGACGCGCTGCGCCCGAACCGCTCCGCCAGAACCGCGGTCGGCAGCGCGTCGGCCAGGCGCAGCAGCCGCAGCCGCTCCGCACCGGTCCATGGCCGGCGGGTCACGCCGCCACCTCCGGCTCCGCATGCGAACGCGCGCGGTAGTAGCATCTGTCTCTGTGCTCAGCGCAGTAGACGCTCTGCGGCGCCACCGGCTCGCCGCACATCACCCAGGTCCGCCGATCGTCCCCATCCAGCCATTGACAGGAGCGGAACGCCGCCGTCGGCACCGCCAGCGGCTCGGGGCGGCACGCCTCGCGCCGCGGCCCGCGCGGTGGCTTAGGCGCCGCTACAGCGGGCGCAGGCGGCGGCGCTGGCTTGCGGTGCCGCACCGGCTCCGGCGCCTGCTGCGCGGCCTGGGAGGCCTTGCGCTGCGCCCGCCATTCGGCCCCGACCGGCTGGCGCGGATGCGGGCTCCAGCCGTGCCGGTGCGCGTAGCCCACGATCGCGTCGCTGGTGGTGCCGACCTCGCGCCCGATATCTTCGGTGCGGGTGCCGGCGTCCCACATCTCACGCGCCAGCGCGGCGCCGCCCTTGGTGGTCCATGCCGCGGGGCGGGCGGTCACGACCCGAGTCCTTGCAGATGCGCAAGCGATGTGCGTAGACTGCCGGCAAGCGGGCCGGCGCAGTGCGTAAACACCACAACCGGCCCTGACCACCACCGCGAGGAAACCGCGACGATGGCTGCAACCCTCCTAGCACATCGCCCCATTGAGTCGTTCCCCCGGTTGTGCGCGCCTGCCCGGCACGCAACTGACGCGTTACGGCGGTGTCATGTCGGAAAGTCGGATAGATATCGTCGCGGTGAGGGCGCGCGCGGGCATCGGCGCTACGCCGCTACTTTGGCGCGGCTGGCCTGGAGCGCCTTCATGGTAATGCCAGGGATGTCTTGGTCCTCGGCTGCCTCAATCAGCGCCTGCCAATGCCGATAGGGAATGCCGTCGTGGCGCCAGTTGTTGACGGCGTTCCTGGCCGCGCCAGTGATCGCCATCACCGCCTCACGGCCGCCGAAAGCGCAGATTACTTCGTCCGTGGTCATGCTGTGACGATGACAGAAAAGCTGTTAGCCGTCAACACGATTTCTGGCGCGATTTCTGCCGGGAAGCGTGGCAGGTTTTCTGCCGTGGCAGATAATCTCGTCGATTCGCAGAGGGTAGCTCAGCGGCTTCGCGCCGTGATGGGTGACCTTGGCCTCGAAACTGTCGGCCAGATGGCGAAGCTATTGGGCGCTGAGCGCAGCCAAGTGTCGAACTGGCTCCAGGGTTACAATCTGCCTCCTCCTCGGTGGATGACGATCTTGTGCCGGAAAAGGCCAGGTCTCACCTTGGATTGGATATATCGAGGGATTGCTGACGCCGTTCCGACCGCGCTGGCCATAAAGCTGGAGGCGTTGCAGCAGGGTTACGCGGTGCCGTTGCTTGAGGAGCAGCCCGCAACGGAGATGGTGGCTCGCTCGGTAGCACTGGCAATGTCGCAGTGCGGCGTCCCGGCGAAGAAGCGCCGAAAAAAGGCCACCTGAAGAACCGAACCGAGCCCGCTAGAAAGGGCGCCGGGTAGCGCCCGACATTTTTTCTGTTGCATCGTGACAGAAAAGCTGTTATGCCATCGTCATCAACCGATGGATGGCTTTCATTATGTTCCGCGATTTCGACGACGAGACGGTTCGGCACGGCGACCACCTCCCCTGTGTTACCGACGGGAGCGTGGGTAGCCGCCTGCCTCCCGAACCCGCGATTGTGGCAGTCCCGTGTCGGCTGTCCAGTGATTTAACGTTGCAATATCATGGCGATAGCGCCGCAGCGTTAATCCCGCATGACAGCCAACAAGTTGCGCCGTCATCCGGAGATAATATCAGAACAAACGGTGCCCGACTCGCCGACGAACTCTGCCGCATTGCGCTGCGCGACACCGATTTCCTGGGCGATCTCACGCCCGGCGATGCGGTGCGGATCTGGGACCACGCCTGCAACGCCATCGACTGGGCGGCGGAAATCTGGAGCGAGAACCATGACGACGCCACGGTGCCGCTCGAGGTGGTCGAGGCCGCGCGCAAGGAGCTGACGCAGCAGGCGCACGATATCCTCGCCGATCTGGCCACGCTGGAGGAGGACGCGCTGTTCGACGCGATGGAGGCCGGCGATCTCGACCACGACGGCAGCGCCATCAGCTATCCCCGCTATAGGAGCGTTTGATGGCTTGGGAACATCCAGAGGACGTAAAGGTGCGCCGCGAGCGGCTCGCTGCCGAAGCTATTTGGAAGGTGAGCGGCTCGCCCCCTCGACTGCTTGACGAGATCACGCGACCGAACACCGATCTAGCTCGCCAGCAAATGACTTGCTGGAAGCAGGCCCGGGCGGCTGTCGCCGCGCTATTCGACGCCGGAGTGTAGCCATGGACCTCGATGCCATGACGCGGCTGATCCACCAATGCAGCACCGACCGCTTCCTCGCCGGCTGGGACCACGCCGCCGAGATGGTGCGCCTCCTGCACGGTGTGACGCTGGAGGACACCAAGCTGATCGCCGAGATGCGCGCCGAGCTGGCCGCGCTGACCACGGAGAGCGTGTGACGCCATGAACATCGTCGTGCACGAGGACAACACCGGCTACGCGCCCGCATCCGAGCGGTTCGCTGCCTACGATGCCGACACCTACTGCGGTTGCCCGGACTGTCACTGTCCGGTCGGCACCGGCGCCACGCCCACAGAGGCCGAGGCGGACCTGCTGGAACTCATGGAGGACGCGCCATGACCGACACCGACCTGTCCAAGTTCGGCATCCGCGACCTGGCGCAGAAGCACGTGGTGGTCTGCCGACCCGTCGGCGGCGGCCCGATGTTTACGCTGCTGTGGCGAACTGCCGGCAAGCGCGGCAAGCCGTTGCCGCAGATCGGCGCCATCCTGAGCCGTGCCGGCGTCACGCTGTGGGTCACCGAAATTCGTGCACCTGGAACGCTCGACCTCGATGCCGTCAGCGGCCGGGTGCTGGTGGTCAAGAAGGACACGCCATGACCCTCACCGACGAAGAGATCGAGACGATCCACCGCGTCGCGTCCGAGCGCTACGCCGTCGAGCTGCGCTGGGCGCTGCAAGACGCGGTGAACGGCGCGTCGCACTGGCGCACCGAGGCCCGCGCGCTGCTCGCGCTGATCAACGCGGGCATCGTGCCCGAGCCACCGAGACCATGGAGATAAAACGATGAAACGCTTATGCCTGAGTGCGGTCATAGAACTCCCTGAAGACGTGTTCGCAGCCGCCGACGTGTTCGCGTCAGTGAAGACGCCATGGAACACGGCGTTGCAGAACCTCAAAGCCAGCGGGGTGAAATTCGAGCACTCCCAGGACGTTATGGAGGTCAAGACCAAGGCGACGCGCAAGCCGCGCAAGCCGCGCCTGGTGGAGACGCCACCGGACGAGGCGGCGTGATGCCATCGCACGCGGACACCATCGCCACGGCCCTGCGCGAGCGCGTGGCGGCGATCGGCGCATCCGTCGGCACCGCCGGGCGCGGCTTCACCAGGGCCGTCCAGGGCGTCGCAGGAGCCTCTGATGTGGAGGATGTGATGCGAGCCGCGCTCACCGCTGTGGACGCCGCCCGCGCGCTGCACAAGGCGGCCGACACCGCGGTGGAGGACGCGACCGCGGCGCTCGCTGAGGCCATAGAGTCCAGCGGCATCCCCTCGGTGCAGACCGAGCACCTCACCGCGTTTCTGAAACGGCAGCAGGCGTTTGTGAGCATCTCCGATGAGGCGCTGATTCCGAAGCATTATTACGTCGAGACGCTGGACAAGCGTGCGCTCAAATCGGCCCTCGTCGACGGCCTCGAGGTGCCGGGCGCATCGCTCGCCACCCGCAACGCCCGCACGCTCGCCATTCGCGCGCGGAACTAGGAGACTGATTATGAACGCGATTGTAGAAGCTACGCCGAACAGCAGTTCTCTGATGACATTCATCGAGCGCGCCGCCCGCGATGACAGCTTTGATATCAACAAATTCGAGGCGATGCTGCGAATGCACCGTGAACTCGCCGATCAGCAGGCTAGGCAGGCGTTCAACGCCGCGATGGCGCGGGTCGAGGCTGACATCGGTCCGGTGCTGCGTGACCGGCTGAACCCTGGCGTAAACCGTAAATACGCGACCTTGGAGGCTATGGATGCGGTGGCGCGTCCGGTCTATGTCGAGCACGGGTTCAGCGTCCGCTTCGGCTGCGCGCCAGCGCCAAAGGCAGACTGGATGCGGATTACCTGCACGGTGTCGCACGAGGCTGGCTACAGCGAGCAGAACTATCTTGACGGCCCGGTGGACATCCAGCAGGGCGCTCGGGCCCGCAGTCAAGTGCAGGCGGTCGGCAGCACCATCACCTACCTGCGCCGCTACCTGCTCCAGATGGCGTTCAACATCGTGCTGAGCGACGACGAGGCGGACGACGACGGCGAGGCGACCCGCCGGGACCGGCAGGCAGATCGAGCCTATCCCCCCTCAGATGCCAGGTCCGCTATCAATCGCGACGTGCCGCTTAACCCCACGCCGCCGAAGCCAGCGCGCACCCCGGCCGAGCTGCTGGACGGGCTGGAGCTGGCCATGAAGGACTGTGGCACGCTGGACGCCGTGAACAAGCTGATCGCCAACCGCCACGTCCAGGACATGCTGCGCGACTACCAGGGCGACGACCGCGCCCGGCTGCAGGGCATCGTGGCCGCCGGCATTGCTGCGCACGCCGCGGTGGTGCATCCCGACGCCGAGGCCGACATCTGGGGCGACGCGCCGGTGACCGTGCCGGCGGGCGCGGGGTAGGAGAGGATGAGATGGCGATAGTACCACAGACCGTGCCGCCCGGCCTTGGCTGGCGCCACTGGGGCGACGTGCACCCATCGCCCTTGACCACGGTCGAGGCTTGGCGGCGCGAATGGCAGTCTGTGGAGGTGCTACGCCTCGCAGATATCCACCCGGCGACGAATGTCTGGGGCCTCTACTGGCGCCCATTGCAACCGCCGCGGCTAGAACCGGAAGTACCCGAGCCGGCGGGCGCGGGGTGACATGGAACACGAAGAATATCTCGGCGACGGCCTGTATGCGTCGTTCGACGGCTTCCAGATCGTGCTGCGAGCGCCGCGCGATGGTGGCGATCATTTCGTGGCCTTGGAGCCAACGGTATGGCGCGCCTTGCGCGACTGGCTGGACCGATGTCCCAATCTCAAGCAACACATGGACGGTGCGTAAGGTGCCGGGCGTGACCAGCGCATGACCGAGCCGGCGGGGGCGGGGTGATGCGCGATCTGCGCGAACTCGATGCGTACCGACTGCGCGGCGATGCCGTGGCCCACTATGGCTGGGACGGTGACGGAACCTGCGGCGCATTCTCGATGCCATCCCCGGTCGATCGCCAGCCGCTTGTGGTCGTCGCCAGCGTCGGCGGGGGATGGGATCACTGCTCTGTCAGCCGGCGCAATCGGATGCCGAACTGGACCGAGATGGAGCACATCAAACGGCTGTTCTTCCGCGACGAGGAAACCGCGATGCAACTGCACGTGCCAGTCACCGAGCACATTAACTGCCACCCGCTGACGCTGCATCTGTGGCGGCCAGCCGATGGGCAGATACCGCGCCCGCCGGCAATTATGGTGTGACAGGCCACCTAAGCGCGATAACCGGCCTTATCGCGCGTGATGCAATTTCCCCGCAAACCCGCAGAAACCCGTGGTTTCCCACAGAAAAGGGCGCCCCTCGCGAGGCGCCCGGTGTGTCGGAAGGGTAGGCACGTCCCGGCGCTGACGAGGCGCCGACCTGGGTCACAACCGGCCATGCTGTGCGGGAGTGCCGCCCCGATTGAGCGCACAGGCCCCGCGCGGTAGGCGGCCGGCGGTGGGGACTACGGAGGCCGCCGTCCGAGCGAGATCAGCACGGCGACCGCGGCCAGCACCTCGCCGGTGATCGAGACCAGGTTCTCCCCGCTCCGCGTGCACATCGCCTCGACGCCCAGCATGCACCCGGCGAACACCAGCACCTGCTGCAGCAGTACCGCGCCCACCAGCATGGCCAAGAGCAGCCACGCGCCCCGCACCGGGTCGAACGGGCCGCCGGGCATGGCACGGGGCTACAGCGGCCTGCCGAGCCGGCTCAGCGGCAGGCAATACGGGTTGCTCATCGCGGCGCGGGTGTTCTGCTGCTGGCAGAGCGCCCACCCGTTGCCGCTCGTCTTGCCCGACCACGCATGGAATATGGCGGTGCGCGGCATGTGCTGCTTGATCGTTTCGATATGCGCGTTGAGGTCGATACTGCCGCCGGCTGACGCGCTGCCGCTGCCCCATTCGGTCATCCACCAAGGATGCCTCGGGTGCTCGGCGGTCTGCGCGTCATAGATGCTCTGATAGGCCGTGCATTGGTTCGAGTAGACATCCTCGCCGTGGGTATCGACCACGTCGTCACCGGGCCAGCTTTCCGGCGTGTACTGGCTCAACGTCCAGATCAGGTTGCGCAGTCCAGCCGCGTCATAGTGCGCCCGGCGCTGGCGCCATAGTTCCCCAAACTTTCCGTTCCCCCAGCCGTGCGGGATGCCCCACCAAAAGCCGCCGCCTCCCCCTGCGGTGCCCCACTTGTTTTCGATCAGCGGTCGATACAGCGTGACGACTCCTCCTGCTTCGAGTTCCTTCAATCCGGCAATCTCCTGGTCCCAGGATATGCGTAGATTGTCCCACTCCCGCGTGCCTTGCGTGAGGCATGCGTCCACATTGACGCCGATCGTCTGGCAACCGCCGTGTCCACTTGGATTGGGCTGAAAACTGGTAATGCAAACCAGTCCTCCGCTATTCCAGTGATGCAAGCAGCGGTCATTGCATTTTGGGACATCCGCCGGTGTCATGGCGCCAGTGTCCCAGTCCCTCCAATATCCCTCACCCGTGAGCCCAGGATATTCACCGGACTGCTGATAGAGCGCGTCATCCACATCCGTATTGGCGACGGGATCATGGTATTGACCTGGGATCACGCCCTTGCCCGCGAGGCCGGCGAGCCACGCCAGCAGGACCGCCTTAGGATCATCGACCGGCGGGTCGATCGGCGGCTGCTCCGGCGGTACGGCGGTCTCCAGCGCGGTGACGCGGGCATCGAGGGCCAGGACCTGATCCGCTAGTTCGTTGTGGTCGTCTAGGGTGGGCACTGACTCCGGCATGCGGATTTCTCCTTGACATTTGGGTGCTGTGCGACGCATATACGACGCATGAAAAGCCCGCGTCTCAATATCACCGTTACCGCTCCGCAGCAGACGTGGCTGGCGCGAGAGGCGAAACGCCTTGGCGTGTCGGTCGGCGAGTTGCTGCGCCGGATCATCGATCAGATCCGAGGCAGCAAATGAGCGAGCTGCCTCTGGACTACCGCGACCAACTTAATCTGCGCGAACAGATCGCACGGATCGACCGCGACATGGCGGACATCCACAAGCTGCGGGCCGAACGAGACAAACTCACCCGCGACCATTGGCTGCTGATGCTGGCCGCACTGATCGCGGCATTTGCGGTGATCGTCGCCCGACTGCCGGAACTCATCGCGGCGTTCAGATAACATGGACGACACCACGGAACTCCGCAGCGACATTCGTGACTTGCGGCAGCGCTCCACCCTGCTGACCTGGGCAATGGGCGCCTCGCTCGGCCTGCTCGCCGCCCTGCTTGGCAGCATGGTCAGCATCTCTTTCCAACTGGGCCACGTGACCGGCCAGCTCGGCGTGCTCATCGGCCACGTGCAGATGCATTAGGAGATTCGCCATGCTGTATGCTCTGCTGCATCTTTGGCTCTGGGCTTGCCTGCTCATAGTGCCGGTCGTCGCGGTCCTGGCGCTCGTCAACGCAACCTCACGCAAACGACCCACTGCACCGCCGGCCATGCTCCGCAGGACGCCGGAAGAACAGCGCGAGTTTGCTCGTTGGGTGCGCTCACTGGGACTCCCCGCGGACAGCATCAATCGGCCCCAATAGGCCATATGGAATGGCCCGACCGATATTCGGTGTGGCACCGCCCAAGCTGGTATCAATCAGCCGCCCCGACACCGTGGGGCTGCGCAGATACTGCTGGAGGTATCGGTTGGCGACACCAAATGGCAGCAATGCCGCGCCGGACAAAGGGTGCTCGGCCAGCGATATCGCTGCTGCTCTTGGCGCGGTCCCGCTCTCCGGCATAGCTCCAAAGAACTGCTTGCCGATATCGGCTAGGCCGCCCACCGTGCCGGTCTTGCCGCCAGCCAATGACCCGTATTTTCGTTGCTGATTGAGCACCTGCTGCTGTAGGCCACCGAGCGAAATGTCGCCCGTGGTCGACTTGTCCACCAGTGGCTCGACCGTCTTCATGATCCGGTACTGATATCGGAGATTACGGAGTTGGTCGGCAATATCAGGCGTGGGAGACGACGCCACCAGCCGATCCTCGACCGCCTGTCCAATACGCGACAGATAGGGCTGCGCCGCCGATGGCGCGGCATCGGCGATCTTCGCGAGGGGGCCGTCGCTCGCGGTCAGGGATAGATATTGCTGCGGCGTGATGGGGCCGCCCTTGAATGCGTCACCAACTTCACGGATCGCGCGACCGACATGCCCCACCGTGTCAGGATCGAGGAAACGGGTTGCATCTGTGCCGACAGCGGCGAGGTCACCGGCTAGCGTGTTGCCGCCGGTAACCTGCGGCACCTGATTAGTCACGTTGGTAAATCCGTCGCTGATGTTCTTTTTTATCCCCGTCCACTCCGCTGGACCGAACGTGTCTGCACTGCCGCCCATTTCACGCGCTAGTGCGCCCTGCACGGCACGATGAGTTGCGAGATCGGAAGCTCCCACGCCGCTAAGCGGTAGTTTGTTGAGCGTGTCAGCCATGATCCGTAGAACCGGATTGGAAGACATCGCAGTGATCGGCACATCAATGCCCATCTGCCGCGCCCGGTCTGCCAACGCGGCAATGGCGGGCTGTACCCCGCCGGCATAGCCGCGCAGTGTGTCAATCGCCTTGGTGACCCCGCCGAGCATCGGCCCCGCCACGCCGCCGGTGATCGCGCCAGTAGCGATCTGGTCCGATACTGGCTGGTCCGATGCCGAAGATGTTAGTGCTGCCTGGGTGGCACCGGTAGTGGCGCCCTGGCCAGCCAACTGCGCGCCGCGGGCAATCGTGCCCTCTGCCGGCTGCAGTGCGGCAATCGCCTGCGCCACCTTGCCGGCAGCGCCAGGAATTGCCGCAGCAGCACGCCCGACCAGGGCGCCAGCGCCACCAATCAGCGGTAACGTCGCCAAGGTCTGACCACCAACACGTCCGATGCTCGCCTGCGTGGAATCCGCATGCGCCTGCTCCCAGGCGTCGCGGTCGGCCTTGTTGGCCTGGCGCAGCGCATCGACGTCGACAGTGACGCCAGGAGGCGCGAGCTTGTTAGCGGTCCACGCCAACCCCTCGGCGCCGGTATCGCCCACATCCCGCACGCCACGGGCGACGCCCTCGAGTAGCGGCGCATTGACCGGGCCGGCAATGGCCGGCTTACCAGCGGTGGCGAGGTTGGTTTTGATGTTGTCCCAGGCGCGCTCCAGGAACCCTCGGTCGTCCACTGGAGCATCCGGCGGCGCTCCAGCATGGTATTCAGCCGGCGCGGTCAGCGAGCTGCTGTCGGTGTCGCTGGTGTCGTCGCCGACGTGGTAATCGTCTGCCATCACTCTGACGCCCCAAGCCACGGCATCTGCTCACGCGGCAGTGCCGCCGGCTCCCATCCCGCAGGTGGATTGTGCATGGTCAGCTTGCCATTCGGCAGCACCATGAACGAGCCGGGCGCTATTTTCTGCGATGCCCAGTTATCTTTCTGCACTTGGCTGAGCCCGGCCGGCATCTTCTGCACCATTGGACCTAACTTCGCCTGCGCCCGCTCCTCGGCGTCCGCCAGCGACGAGCCTGGCACCGTCAGCTGCCGATTGACCTCGCCGGCATAGTCCACCTTCCGCTGCTCCAGCTGTTGCAGATAACCCAGCATCGCGGTGCGCACCGGCAGCGACATCTGCGAGGTCGGATTGGCCGCCTGAACAAACCGCAGCATCATGTTGTCCATCCGGCCTAGGCCCTTGCCGGCTTGCAGTGTCAGTCTGGACATGACGCTGTCGAAAAGTTGCTGGCCTTGCAGCCTGTCGGCGTTGCCGATGCCGAGCGCACCCGCGAGGCTGGTCAGTGACTGGCCGCCGATCTCGATCTTGCCGAACACGTTGCCCGGCCCGGCCTGATCGGAAAACAGCTTGGCCAGTTGTAGCTGATTGATGTTGTCGTTCGCTGCGGCTGAGGCGGTTTGCAACTCGGTCTGCCGCCCCTTGATGATGTCCGCGTTGGTGCGCGCCGCCATTCCCTCCGGCGTCTCGCCGAGCGGCACCGGCGGCGCCGGCGTGCCGATCGGTTCAACCTTGCCGAACTGATCGGAACGATACCCTACGGTTGGATTGTAGGCGCCTCCCAGTGTCTTGCGTGCCTCGTCATCCGGCAGAACACGATAGCGCGGCACCTTGGCCTGCTCGGTCGCTGCTGCTGCGAGGTCTTTCATCACCTCGGCCACCTTCTCAGGGTCGCCAGTAGCACCGGCAGCCGCGATCCGTGCCGCAAACGCCTTCCGCACATCCGGCGGAAGGTCTTGGATCTGCGCCAGCGCCGCGGCGGGCGCGGGTGCCCCAGCGCCCGGCGGGGCATCGGGAACGATGCCGGTCAACTGCCCGGTCTGCGGATCGTAGTGTCGCGCACCGGCCGGCGTCCCTGGCAGCGCACCACCGGCCTGTGCCACCTGCGTGCCGGCTGGTGGGCCGCCCGCGGCCTCCACGCCCTTGAGCATCGCCGCCACGTCGCCGGCCGTTCCCGGCATCTGTCCTGGCGCCGGCGTGGTCGTGGGCACACCTGGCCCCGCCATGAGGCTGGAGGGCGGTCCAGGCGGCGTGATGGCGCCGGTCTGCGTGCCTCCCCCTGTCGGGAGCTGGTCGCCCTGTACAGGCGCGGGACCGCCCGCTGGCGGGGTGGTCGTGGGCGGCACCGCGGACGGCGCGACGGGTGCGACCGGCGCCGGCGACAGCATCTCGCTGGCCTTTGTTGCTGCATCCTGCGCGGCTTTCAGCTTTGCCGCCGCGATTGCCAGTTCCTGCTGCTTGATGGCCAAGCCGCCCTGCGCCACCCCGAGTTGCCCGGCCTCAGTCGTTGCCCGCTGCTGCCCGGTCCGCGCCTGCTGCTGCGCCACCCCAAGCTGCCCGGCCTGGATCTGCCGGCCCTGCTGCGCGCCCAGGATGGTGAGCGCGTTCTTCACCTGATCGCGCTGCGCCTGCTGCTGCGAGTAGGCCATGTCCTGGCTGCCGATCTCCGACTCCTGCGCGCCCTGTAGTCCGGCCGCCAGCGCCTGGCCCATCGTGGTGCGCACCGGGTGGTAGCCGCTGTTGGCCAGCAACCCCATACCGAAGTTCATCAGCGACCGCGTGCCGGCGGCCTCGCGCGCATCGCCGGTGAGGCCGCCACCGCCGCCGCCGAACGCCTCGCCCAACCGCGAGATGAACGACTGTTCCTTGCCGCTGTCGGGTTGCTGCGAGCCCATGTTGAGTTGGTGCAGCACCCGCGCCACGTCGTCGTCGGACGCGCCCACGGCGGGCATCGCGAGCAGCCCCGAGTCCGGTGTGCCGGTGTCAGCCATCTGTGCCCTCGGTGGATTGGAGGTCTTGGGAGATTGTGCCGTGGTAGCGGACGCAAGCTCGAAGTGCATCGGGTCGCGCGTGTCGCCTTTCCAGTTGCCGCCCCAGGTCAGGCCATGACTGGCGGCGATCGCGCCAATATCGTCGGGCAGATCGGACCCACCACCGCCGCCCTGCGGATTATTCCGCCAGTTGATATCAGCGGCATGACCGTAGGCATGCTGCGACCACGTGTCGGTGCCGGCGATCGGACGCGCGTTGTAACCCCCGGTCTGCGACTGATCGAGCTTGTAGCCGCGGCTTTCGAGGTCGCCGAGCAGCCCGCCAAAAGCGTCTGCGGCGTCTTTGGCGATGGTCAGCCGCACCCCGGATGGTGAAGTAATGGTTGTCAGCTCGGGCTGCGGCATCGGCCCAAGCGCGGCGACCTGAAACGGCTGGTCGTCGTCGGTGGTGGTCGTGGTGCCCATCACAGATTAAGCAGCCCGCCGCGCACGTAGCTCTGCTGGCCGCCGGCGCTGCCGCCCGGCATCAGTGCGTTGCTGCGCTGCTGCAGCAGCGTGAGCAGCGTGCCCAGATCAGGCCCGCGACCTGGCACCACCTGCGACTGCGCCATCTGCGCCTGCTGCTGCCGCTGGAGGGCGCTCGCGTTCGCGTCCTTGGCGCCGCCAGCGCCAGCGCCCTTCAACTGGCCAAGCGCCTTGCCAATGTCGCCCTTGTTGCGGTCCCACCACGAGCCGGCTGGGTTGTCGCCGATCGTGTTGCCGGCGAACGGATCAGAACTTCCCATGCCGGCGATCGCCGCATCGGAGGCAAACGGCGAGCCGGTCGACATCGGCAATTCTTCCGGCAATGCCGCCATCGTGTTGCCGCCGAACAAGTCGCCGCCGCCGAAGCTGCCGAAGTCGAAGCCACCGAACCCACTCATCAGACGTTCCCTATGTCATTCAGCCTAGACCGCCCAAAAGCCCGCCAGCGATAGCGCCGACGCCCATGCCGATCGGGCCGAACATCGCTCCCATGCTGGCGCCTGACGCCGCCCCACCGAGCGCCCCGGCTGCGGCATTGCGCTGCTGCGCCGGCGCCTGCTGCACGCCGTAGCTGGTGGTGGTGCTGCCGTATGGCACCGCACCGAGCGACGACAGCAGCACGTCGAGGTTCTGCACCGGCTGTTGCTGCTGCTCGTAGAACTGCCCCATCTGCGCGTTCAGCTGTTGCTGCTGCTGGTTCTGCTGCGCCGCGCCGATCGACTGCATCAGCGACGCATTCTTCTGGTCCGCCGCCTGCTGCGCTGCCGCGATCTGCGGCATCTGCTGCGCCGCGGTCTCGCCAAGCTGCAAGTTGGTGCCCAGCATGTTCTGCGCCGCCTGCTGCGAGGCGCCGTAGCCACCGCTGTATAGACCGGCCAGCGTGCCGGCCGCGCCGTAACCCTGCGCACCACCCTGCAATGCCACCTGCGTCGCCGGGTTCATCGCGGTCTGCCAGCCGCTGTTGAGCAGGTTGCCGACGGTCTGCCCGGCGCCGACCGCGGCCTGCGACTGTGCGACACCTTCCTGCACGCCTTGGCGCGAGCCGCCGAACGCACCCGCTTGGTTCGCGCCGGCGCCGATCTGCTGGAGGTTCTGCTGCAACTGCTGGCGGCCGATCTGCAACGCCGGGTCGATCACCGCCTGCGAGAACGGCGACATGATCTGCATCGCGTTGGACGCCACCTGCCCGGCGGTCGCCGGTCCCTGCGCCGCATAGCCGCCCAGCAGCCCGGTCGCGGGATTGATGACGTTCTGCTGGTAGTTGCCCATCAGCGCATTGCTGGCGGCGTTCTGCTGCTCTGGCGTCAAGGACTGCAAATTTCCTAAGACACCCTGCTGCGCGCCGGCCGCGGCGGCGTATGACGGGTCGTAATTTCCTTGCATTTGACGTACTTGTTCGTACGCCTGCTGAGTATCGGCCCCAGGATCGGCCACCATCTGGCCGCCATATGCCTGATAAGGCCGCTGGCTTAGATCAGTGGCTTGTTGAACAGCCCCTTGCGAAGCAGTATTAAGCCAGTCGGGAATTGAGGTTGTGGACGTGCTGAACGATTGGCTCTGGCCCCCGCCGCCCCCACCTTTCCCACCCCCTCGCAGTCCGGCGAAGGCCAGATGATCGATCTGCCCGCCTGCGCTCCACATCATGGCGACACCAGTGCGTGTGTGTGATATAAGCGGGGCGGCACCAGCGTATCAGCGCCGATGCCGCCCCTGACCGTGCCCTTGGATGAGAAGGACCCCGGCTGATGCCATTCAAAGACCCTGAGAAGGCTCGTGCCAATGCTCGCGATAGATCGAGCCGCTGGCGCGTCAACAACCTTGATGAGGTACGTGCGCGTCAACGAGCAAGACGAGCGGATAATCCAGGAAAAGCACGAATGGCGTGGCAGGTGTGGATTGAAAAATACCCTGCCAAGTATGCCTATAACGCTCACAAATGCAGCGCCAAAAAGCGCGGCATTCCGTTCCTCCTGACGTTCGATGAGTGGTGGACAATCTGGGATGCCAGCGGCAACTGGGAGCAACGCGGGCGAGGCCGCGACGAGTTTTGTATGGCGCGAGTCAAAGACAAAGGGGCTTATGTCGTCGGCAATGTCAGCATCTGCACCCACGCGGACAATGCTAGGGAAGCCGGCGAGATGCGCCGTGGACGCCCACTGAGCGAACTTGCGCACGCGGCTAGGTTCGCCGCTGCCCAAAAGGCCTGGGCGACCCGCCGTCATCGCGGCAAGACCTTATGATGGTGCACCATATTCGGCGTAACGACCCACCCACGGGGTGCGCTCACTTTCCCCCACCCTGGACGACCGACAGCCGTAGCTACGCTGGCGCCATTCTCCAGCCCCCAGGCTATCGCCTCATCTTCCAGCGCCAAAACAGCGGGGATCGTTCCGAAAAGTAGCCAAAGATGCACGGCCGTAAACTGCGGAAACTTATGTAGCTCCAAGATCATGCAACCATCGTCGTTTTCGACGAGCTTCGCCTTGCCTGCATGCAGCAACTCAATAATATCCGAGACACTGAAAGCGTTCCCGCCATACTCGAGCGCGATCTGCATGCGCCTAATCTTCTCGCTGCCGGTCATAGCCGCACCGGGTCAAGCAGCGAGACCGCGCTCACCTGCACATTGAGCAACGAGGCAATGGTGGCGCCGGACGACATCAGCGCCACCCCGATCCAATAGGTCTGCCCAGGCGTCATGCCGGTGATGATCGCGTTCTGGCTGAACGGCGCATACGAACCACCGCCCGAGGTCGCGACATACACCACCGGCTCACCGATCACGGTTCCGGTGTCGGGATCGCCGTTGTTCGGCGGCGTGCCGGTGCCATAGCGCAGCCCCGCGGTCGAGGTGCCACCGTTGGCCGAGTTGGCGATCTGGCCGGAAACGACCACCTGCGCGCGGGTGTTGCTCAGCGTCGCGAAGGTGACGCCGACACCCATCATCACATACGTGGACGCCGTGGTGCCGGCCGGACTGCCGGCGGCAACCGTGGCCGCCACCTGCTGGCGCTGCGCAAGCACGCTGATATCGACGCGACACTGCGAGATCCACGCCGCGATCATCGTTAGTCGCTGGTCTAAATCTCCCGAGAACGGGGCAATCAGTGGAGCGGGCGGCCGTGCCATCAGCGCTTCCCCGCGCCCTGCATGACGATGCGCGTGCGGCCGACCGTGAAGTCTGCATCGACCAGCGCCTCGAGTCGCATCGCCGCGGTGCGGCCCGACCACCGCATATCAACGAGCCCGTTATGCACCACCTGGAACAACCCGGTGTCGAACTCGGACGCCTCGTCGTAGGGCTGCTCGCGCACGATGAAGCGCCAGCCGAGCATGTCATCGACCGCGCAGGCGGCATCCACCACGAGTTGCGTCACCGCGAACCGGCTGTCGCCCTCGCCGGCGACGATGTTGCCGCTCTGGGCATAGACGTTGCCGACCGGGCCGCGCGGCGTTCCATTGTCCGTGAATCCGTATTCGTGCAAATACAGCGCGCCGCCTGACCCGAGCGGACCGCCGAGCACCGGGAAATCCATGGTGCCGACCGGGTCGCCCGCGGTGCGGGTGCGCATACCGATGGTCCACGGCTTGCTGGCATCGCCGAAGTTCATGGCCACGTAGCGGTTGCACTCGGTGGCGCCCTCGTCGGGCCAATCCCACCACATCTCGGAGAACGCCGGATTGGGCGAGCCGAACAGCCGCCCGACATAGGCGCGATTGAGCAGCGAGAAAAACCAGTCCCCGACATCGCACGCCACCGGCTGCACGCTGCCCGCCCAACCCCAGAACGACTGCAATCCCGGCCACATCACCATGCTGCCGATCGCCACCGGCGCACGCAGCGAGGCCAGCCCGCAGCCTGCCGCGACCTGGACGATGCCATACGCATACGGCGGCCCGACATAGGTCATCATGTGCAGATCGTTGGCGGTCCAAATGAGGATGCCCTGCGATACCTTCACCGCGGCCATCGCGTAGCTTTGCGTTTGCAACAGCTTGGCACCGGCCAGGTTGGTCACGTCCGGCGCCCAGACGTGGTAATTCTCCTGATCCGACCACGCGATGTTGCGCGGGTCGCCGCCGGCCGCGAGCAGCACCGCCTGGCGCTGGTCGGTCACCACGACGCCGCGGTTGTTGATTGGCGCCTCGGTGACGATCGCGGGCAACGTGGTGGGCGTGGTGGGCGACCAGTGGAACAGATGCCCGTCCTGGGTCGGCACGATCAGCAGATCCTGGCCGAACGTGTCGAGGCTCCAGCGATCGCCTTGGTGGGCGCTCACATCCTGCGGGCCGATGTTCGCTGCGTCGCGCTGGGTGCCGTAGGTGTCGGTGCCGTAGTTGGCGAGGCCATAGCCGATCTGCGGGCCCGGCGGATCGAGCGCGCCGACGCCGGTGGGCGTGATGTCATAGAGCTGCTGGGTGTCGAATCTGAAGGCAAACAAATGGGTGTCGGTGCCGATCGCGGCCCAACGCACGTGGGCATTGTCGTGCCAGGTCAGCACATCGCGCGGCAACGTCGCGGTGACCGCGTTCGGCAGTGCTACGTTGCCGCCGACCGGCTGGATCTGGCCCTGCCGAAATCGGATGTTCTGGGCGTCGAACCACTTTCCGGGCGTGGCCTCCGCGGTGCCGTTGCGGAACACGCCGGGCGGCGGTGCCTGGGCGACCCGTGGCATGTCAGCGCTGCCTCGGCAGCATCCGCATGCCGCCACGCAGCGGTGCCGAGCGCAGCATCGCGGGCGCCACAGCGGCTGCTACAGCGGCGGAGGCCTGCACGCCGGCGTAGATGATTTTGTAGCAGGCGAGCACCGGATTGACGATCGACAGCAGCGTGCCGGAGCCGGGCAGCGTCATGGTGTGGTTGTGCGAACCATCTGGATTGATGCCGAGTTGGAGGTTGCCCGAGTAGGAGTTGTTATGCGCGTGCAGGCCGGAGACAGAGATGTTGTGGGCGTGGGCGCCTTGGGTATCGGTGAAGATGTTGTGCGCGTGCAACCCTTGGGTGTCGGTGACGACGTTGGAACTGCCGAACACCGAACTCATCACCGAGAAACTGCCTGACGACACGCCGGTGCCATTGGCCGCCGGGATCGTCACGTTATGCGCGTGGCTGCCTTGGGCGTCGGTGCCGCCACCGTGCGCGTGGCTGCCCTGCACGTCGGTGGTGTGGCTGTGCGAGCCTTGGGCATCGATGATGTGGGTGTGGTTGCCGCCGGCCGCGGTGGCGCCACCGTGGCTGTGCGCGGCGACGGTGTCGGTGGTGAGTGCCAGCGCCGGCAGGTTGGCCAGCGCGATCGAGCGCGAGATGGCACCGGATTTCTGCGCGAAGCTATAGGCGACGGTATTGCCGTTCTCGTCGATCGTGGTGCCGGCGGAGACCAGCGCCCGGCCCGGCGTGGGCGGCAGCGCGAAATTGGTGCTGCCATCGCCCGCGCCCCAGTAGGTCTGGATCACGGCAAACAGCGCGCTGTAGGTGGTGCGAGAGATCAGCCTGCCGTCGCAGATCAGCCAACCGGGCGGCGCGACGGTCCCGGCGAAGTCGATCATCCCGCCGATCGGCGTGCCTTGGAACAGCGCGGTGTCGATAACGTCCAGATCGGCGTTCAGCTTCGCCCCCCAGCTGTCCCGCGAGGCTCCAATTTCGGGTTTTACGAGAGCCAGGTATGTTGTTGCGGTATCAGCCATGGGCGGTCTCCGTTGCGCCGCCGTTGGTGCGCGTCGGCATGTGCCCCGGCAGCGGCTCGCGCTGCGCCGCTGCGGCCTGTAGCTGCGGCCCGGCCTGGCGGTCGATCTCGCCGATGAACGGCGCCACCGTCTCGTACGGTGCCTTCGCGAGCACGGCGATCAGGTTGCGCCATTGCAGCAGCGTCATGGTGACGTGGATCGCCATACCGGGCGGCGCGTCGCTCATGTGATGCCCGCCGGCGGCTTGCCCACGGTGGGGACCGGCGGCGTCAGCGTGGTCTCGGTGCTGTCGTCCGCAGTGCTCACCTTGTAGGCCGCGCTCTTGTCGAGTGGCATCAGGACGATCCACCCAAGCGGCCCTAACCCACGCCGCCTGCCCTGCCATCCGACCTGCCGGATGAAATCCTGGCGGTTGCCCTCGCTGATCCCGGCATGCGTGCGCAGCGGCTGTTTGGGATCGAGCACGTAATACGGTTTGCCGTCGCACGGCATCCACTGTGCGTTGGGTTGCGCGGCGTTACTCATTTGACCAGCTAAAGTTGTGGCCATCGCCCACTCCTACGTTTACAATAAGCAACCATGCCGAGAAAATTGCCCGACATTTCGTACGTTCGAGAGTGCCTGGACTACAACCCTGCAACAGGCATCTTCACGTGGCGCGAGAGACCGCCGCGACACTTTCCGTATCCTGCGGCCCATAAGTGGTGGAATAGTAGATTTGCTGGTCACGTGGCCGGTTCGCCGCTGAAGCAGTGTTACTGGCAGATATGTCTGATGGACCATCCCTACAAAGCACACCGCCTTGCATGGTTGCTGACGCACGGAGAGCCAGTTCCCGATACTCTTGACCACATTGATGGCAACGGCGCGAACAACCGGATCAGCAATCTTCGTGCCGCAACTCCCGAGGAAAGCAACCAAAACCGAAGGACGCCACGTAACAGTACTACTGGCACGATAGGCGTCACGCTCCGTTCGACGAGGAACGGCCGCCCCTTCTACGAAGTCAGGGTAGCGGCAAACCGCAAACGGCATCTCGTGGGCTTCTTCGCCACCCTCGACGAGGCAATAGCTGCGCGCAAAGAGGCTGCTAAGCGACTGCACGGAGAGTTCTCCCCTTATGACTGAGTGTGGTCATGGGATGCTCCTAGAGGTCCGCAAAAGCGGTGTAGGTGATGTCCAAGAAACCAACGCCAGTGGCTGGTGTAGTGCCTCCGACACCGAACGACTGCGCTTGCCCCAACGACGTGGTCGTCGGCGTGTTGAAATTCGCCTGCCCGCCGCCCAGCGCGACCGTCACATTCGGAACGGCGCGCATCGCAACCGGCAAGAACGCTGTGGTGACACTGTTGCCACCGGCACTGGCCGCGTTAAAAGTGCTGTAAACTCTACCTACGCAATAGAACCGCTGGCAGCGCCGCAGATCGTCGCCGAAGGCGATGCGCTCGAACACCGTCGCCACCGATCCAGCTTCTAACTGTGCCATTCCAACCGTGCCGGCGTTGAACTCCACAGTTATGCCGCCATTCGCGCCAATACCTGTCACGGTGATCGGGCTAGCGGCATAACTGCCAGCGTTAACGCGCCCTTGTGCCGTGCCAACCCATGACAGCGTATAGCTACCGCCTTCCACGTCGGCTGACTCGATAGTTTGTTGCAGCGAGCCGGCGGCGATGGTGATGGTGGTCGTCGGAAACACCTGCGTGAAGGTGTAGGTGCAGCCGCCGGCGCCAGCCTTCCAGCGGTCGTGGGCATACGCTGCTGCGGCGAGCGCGGTGCCGCTGGTGTAGCCACGCTGATTAATGCGAAAGCCGCCGTTGTGCAGCCGGTTGCGCCCGACATTGTTGGCCGCGCCAACAACCGCGTTGTCAACGTAGCCCTTGTTGGTCGCGTGGTTCACCACGGTCGGCGTCCATGGCAGCAGCAGCGATCCGCTGACGGTCCCGCCGGCGAGCGGCAGGAAGGTGTCGACATAGCCCTTGTTGGCGGCGTGCAGCGTCGCCGATGGCGCCCCGGAGAGCGTGAGCGGCCCGGTCATCGCCGCGCCGGAGAGCGGCACCACCGCGCTCCAGGCGTTGGCGTGGCGGCCATAGGTGTTGGCGTCGTTGGCGGCGTCGGTGAACTGGTGCGCGTCGGCATACTGCTTGGTGACAGCGCCGAGCGCGGTGGACGGATCGGCGGCCAGCGTGAGCCCGCCCAGCATGGTGCCGCCGGACAGCGGCAAAAACTTGGCGGACGCGCCCGAGGTCGCCAGCGCGCCGTCGAGCACATCGGCGTTCGCGTTGAGGTGGGTGCCCCACGCTTCGGCGTCCTGGTCGTATATCGGCTTGTATAGACCGAGGTTCGGGGTGGTGGTGTAGTCGGTGCCGCTCATGTCGCCTCACGATCCGCTGAGAAAATCGACGGCCATGTACTGCAGCGAAAGCGAGCCTGCGGTCGCCGCCGTGGTATTGAGCGCATTCACAGTAACGGTAATCGGCGCGCTGTCCGACACGACGGTGGTCACCGAGTTAACGCCAGCCGGGGCGGCTGTTGTCGTGCCGATGGCGGCAAACGATTGCGTGCTCGACCCTGTCTTGGTCAGCCATATTTCAAAGTAAAAGCGATTCGCTCCGACCGCGGCGGCGTTCATAGAACTAACGAGGGAGGCGTTGAGCTTGACTGATATGGTCTTTACGTCGGTGGTGTTGGCAGCGGTCCCGGCAGCCACGACGTGGATGGTATCACCGACGTTGGCCAGGGTGCCGGCCGGCACCGTGTAGGTCTGCAACACCTCCGCGACGCTGGTCGAGGCGCAGGCGCAGCTAACCAACGTGCCGGTGAAATACAGCCGCTGAAGGCCACGCTTGTTGAACAGGATATCGGCCGACGCCGACTGCGACAAAAGGCCAAGCAGCGCCGCCAGGGCCAGCCAGCGCTTCATCGCGCGAACTCAAGGGCAGTGAATGCCGCGCCCACCGTCGCGCTCCACACGCTGATTCTCCCGGTCGGCACCGCGACCGGGCAAATGTATTGCGAGCCTCCCGGCAGCCAGAACGAACCCGCGCCATTCGACGCCGTGCCGTCGATCGCCACCCACAGGTCGGTGCCGCCGAGCGCCTGGATCTCACAGCCGACGCGCCTGGTGTTCGCCGCCAGCACCTGCTGCGAGGTCGACGCCGACGCGATGGTGCCGCTGGCATTGGTGGTAGCGCCACCGCCCGCGATGCTGCCACTGCCCGACTGCGCGAGTGCCCATGCTGGAAATAGCAGCACCACCATCAATACCACCAAGCGCACGGGACATCCTCCTGAGTCGCTCACGATCAGAACCCCACCGCGATTGAGGGATTAACCACCGCGCCAACAGTCACGGCGCCGAAGCTCGCAGGCAGCGCCGTCGCCAGCGTGGTGTCGGTGTAGGTCGCCGAATACTGCGCAGCGAACGGATTGCGCAGCGCGTTGACCGGCTGCGCTGCCACGCTCGGCGTCGCCGTGGCGCTCCACGCCGAGACGATCCACACATAGCACTGGGTGCAGCCGAGAGTGACCGAGATTGCACCGGGGCTGAGCGCGCCGAGCGCGGACACCGGCAGGATGCCGCTGTCGTAAAGTTTGTTCCCTGGCGCGGTGGCTAACCCATTGTCGGCGTAGATGCCCAACCGCGCGGACCCGCCGGTAGTGGCCGCGATCGTCGCAGTCAGCGCCTTGACGATACCGGGGCTGCTCTGCGAGATCCAGAACGGGTAGGCATAGAGACGACCAGCGGTCGGCGTCGCGTTGGTGGTATCAGTCAGGTTCGCCGTGCCGAACCGGATATTGGTCCCGGTAACGCTTTCGTTGTGGATCGCCTCGAGCAGATTACCCGTCATATTCACGTCGTTGACCGCGACATAATCGACGCCTTTGCCGATACGGATCGCGTGGTACTGCGTCGGCATCGACTGGTCATCGGTAAGAGAGCCGCCAGTGATCGTGACGTGCTGCACGCCATCCTTGATATTCACGGCGCCAACCGGCGGCGTTACTTGTGCCACCTGATTGCCGTTGCTGATCGTGTTGCCGGTGATGTCGGTATAGCGCGCCAGCACGTCGAGGTTGATGCCGATGCCCTTCTGATTACGCAGCGTATTATTGCTGACCACAGTGTGGCGCGTGTTGACTTCAATGCCGTCGCTGAGGGTATTGCAGCCCTGGTCGATGGTGTTGCCGTCGATGACGACGCCATTAGCTTTATCGGTGGTGAGTGTCCCCATCGCAGTCGCCGTGCCAGGGTTGACCGTCCGGTTCGCCACCAACACCGTGCCGCTGGTGATCGAGGCGGCGACGTAAACCCCGTTCCAGGCCGCCGGAGTCATGCCATCAATCACGAAATACTCGGCTGCGAGGATGCCATGCGCGGCGGATGTGGTGAGCGTGGCCTGTCCGCCGCTGGTCGCCGCCCAGGTCGCAGCCGTCACGTTGACGACGGCACCCGGATAAGTGCCGATCTGGCCGCCGCCAGTGACCAACGGGCCGGTCGATAGGCAATGGCAGTTCCAGATGTGGTTGCCGCGCACGATCGTGCCCTGGCCATTGACGCCGATCGCATCGATGCCGGTGTTGGATATCTCATTGTCGGCGATGATGATGCCGCGCTTATAGTTCAGTGCCCAGATGCCATAGGTCTGCAGCGTGGTATCGGTCGGCCCCATTCCGATGATGGCGTTGCGATTGACGATGTCATAATCGCCGGTGACGGCGATCGATCTCGCATAGCTGTTGATGAAGCGGTTGTTGGTGATGCGGGCATAGGCACCCGACACCGATAGCTCAGCATTACTGACCGAATGATTAGTGCCGTTGCCGTCGATGGTGCAGCCGCGGATTTCGCTTTGGTCGCCGCTGATCGTCAGCATCACGCCGAGTAGCGCCGGGCCGCGCTGGATCACGGTGCCCCAGTTCGGGCACTCGATCACGGTGTTGAACCGAGTCACCGTCTGCGCGGCGGTCAGAACGTATGTCGTGTTCCGCGCCAGCCGGACGATGGCGCCGCCGGTTGTCAGTGAGGCGAGCGCGGTCGGCAGGTCGGCATAGTCGGCGACGTTGACCACCTCGGCCTGACGGTCGGCCAGCTTCCGCGCCACCGTCGAGCCGGTGGCGATCGTGGTGCTCTGGCTCACGTCGAGCGTCGGGTTGGGCTGCGCGAGCGCTGCCGTGGGCGCCAGCAGCGCCGCGAGCAGGCCGGCGAGCTTCAGGGCGCGACGCATACCACGCCCCCGTTGTTATAGAGATCGCCCGAGACGATGCCCTTGGTCGCAAGATCGGCCGGCGTGCCGGTAGACTTCGGCAGGGTCACACCACGCAGCGGCAGGTACGGCGTGCCGCTGACCTGCGAGCGTTGCCAGACGGCGCCATTGCTGACCATCCAGTCGCCGGCACTCGCCGCAGTGATGCCGTCAATCGCCGGGCTGATCGCCGCATTGGCAACGGAACACAGATAGTAGGTGCCGCCCTGCGCCCGCGCCCCACCAACCATTCCACCCGAGGCGAGCAGCGGCGTATTGGTCGCCGCGTTCCAGGCGCCGCTATAAATGAGCGTGCCGGTCAGCACCGGAAGCTGCGCCACAGGCACCAGCCCGGTCCCATCCAGCGAGGCGACACCGTTCACGACGCCCTTCTGCGCCAGCGGCACAAAGGTCGCCGTCGCCGTCGAGGCCAGCAGCGCGCCATCCAGCGTGTCGGCGTTGCTGTTCAAGTACTGCCCCCAGTTGCTGACGGCGGCGTTGAATACCGGTTTCAACAACCCGAGGTTCGGCGTCTGGGTGTAGTCGGTGCCGCTCATGCTGCCCTCGCGAAACCGGGTGCCCAGGTGCCTGGCGCGCAGACCTGCACCGAGGTGTCGAACGCGACCTCTACGACCGCGAGCTGCGGGTGGGCGCCGTAGGGGCCGACGCCGTAGGGGCCGACGCCGAAGGCATTGGGAACGGCGCTTCCGGCTGGCCACAGTCCGGTGCCGCTGGCAAACCCGCCGGTGCCGAACCGGCCGGTGCCGAAGCCGCGCAACGCCGGCACTTGGACGATCTGCACGCCGGCCGGCGGAATGCGCGCGATGGCATACTGCGGCACTGCCACGACCTCGACGGTGAACAGGGCGACCAGCAGCGTGCCGCCGATTGGCGCGTCCCAGACCTCGACCGCCTCGACGCTGCCCCAATCCTCGCCGGCGGCCGGAAACTGCGCTGCGGCAAGGTTGGCGATGGTCACGCCGTCGCCGCAATACACCAGCGTCGCCGGCTGGCGGGCGTAGCTGAGGTGGGTGATCTCGATGCCGGTGTCGGCATCCTCCAGCCCGAGCCAACACGCCAGCGGGAAGCTCAGCGCCGCCATCAGAAGCACACCGCCATCTCGGCACGTAGCGGGGCGCCAGACATATCAGACTGCTGTTTCCACAAATTGGCCCGCGTCACCTGCTGCTGCCACTCGGCATCGGCCTGCGCGGCGCGGTCGGCATCGAGCGCCCAGATCGCGCCGGTCTTGAGCAGGCCGTAGAGGTAGATCCCGTAATGCCGTTCCAATACCGGGTTGGTGTCGGTCGGCAGCAGCAGCGGGCGCGGCTTTTGGTAGTACGCCATCGCCACCGACTGGAACACGTGCGCCGGGTCGGGCGGATCGGGGATCTGCGGATGCGGCAGGAACTCGATGCAATCGCCCACCAGGCGATAGGCGAAGCACGGTGCCGCCGGGTTGGTCTGCCACAGCAGGCTGGGATAGACGCCGCTGTAGGTGGTGTAGGGCGAGGTCCAGCCGCCGCCCTTGGGCGACCACTCATCCTTGAGATCGAGGTTCGCCCCCGACGTGGCGTCGCGGATGGAGGCCATGGCGGCGAAGTCGGCTGGCAGCGCGATGTAGGGCGCGTCGATGTCCTGCATCGCCGATACCCATTGCGCGCGGGTGCGACAGGTCTCCGCGATCTCGGTCTCCAGCATGGCGACCCAGCCAGGGATCAGGCTGATGCAGTCGCGGCGGTTCAGCCACGACAGCACGTCATCGGTTAGTTGCTGGTAGGTCGCCAAGGATCAGCCGTGCGCTTCGGGCTTCGGCCCCGGAGGCGGTGCTGGCGGCGGCGGTGGCGGCTTCGCCGGGTCCTCTGGTGGGGTATCGCCGACCGGGTCCTGCTGCGAGGCGTGCAGCGTCTTACCGCCCTCGTATGCGGCCTGGCCCGCCGCCATCGCGGCATCCTTGGCGGCCGTGGCGCCCTTGGTGAGCGCCTCGGGATACAGTCGCGCGTAGTGCACCGGCTCGATGTCGCCGAACAGGAACGGCGGCGCCGGCGGCGTGTCAGGCGATTGCGGCACGCCCTGCGACGGTACGCCGCTGCCGCCCACCCGGTTGCCCTGTTCCGGCGTGACCGAGAGCGATGCAACCGGCAGGCCGGCAGTGTCAAGGCCGGGCGTGACGCCTGGCGTCGGGCGCATCGGTGGCACCTTGTCGTTGCCGCCGCTGCTGTGGGTTGGAAGTGCCATGTCAGATCCTCCTTGCGTCGTCAGTTCTGAAGTAGCGGGCCTCGCGGCTGTCCAACCATGCGTTGAACGCCTTCTGGTCACGGGTGATGCCGAGCCGGGTCAGGTTGGCCCAGGTGTTGGCATCGATGCGGGCGACGTGGGTGATGTCGCGTTTGACGTGCGGATCGAAGCCCGACGCGATCCGCTTCGCGCTCTCCATGATGAGGCGCGCGTTCTGCGTGCGGACGATGAGCGGCAGGCCGGTCTCGCTGTCTGCCACCACCTCGGTATGACGGGTGGTTACCGGGTCATAGCGCTCATACAGGGGTGCCGCGCTCATTGCGGTTTCGTCACTGATTGAGGTCGGCTATCCAGGCGTGCGCGAGCGGCGCTGTAACGCGCAACGTCCCCTCAAACACCACGCCGCCTTGCGAATTATCGCCGGTCTGTGCGAAATCGAGTTGAATTATGTCGCGTTCTGGTAGCGGCGCCAGTTCCAGATAGTCGCGATCGACCAGCAGTATCTGGTGCGCTGGGCAGAACCGGTCGGGCGCAAGCTGCAACGTCCCGAAGTTCGTTCGGTACACGTCTACAGCACCTTGTATCGACATTTCCCCAGTTGGGCTGGCCTGCACGATGTTCTGCGCGACAATGGCATTGTTGGTGCCGCCTTGCGACAGTGTGCTGAAGTAGTTTTTGATATTGCCGGACATGATCCCGAGCGTCGGATTGCCGCCGGCGTTCCACGCGGACTGCATCGCGGTGTTCACGGTGGTCAGCGACAGGTCGTAGGGCGTGCCGGCGGTGCCTGCGTTGCTGCCGTCGCCGATTGGCGCGACCCCGGCACCGGCGCCGCGGATGGCGTTGTTGCAGTAGCACGGCAGGCCGGACATATGGCGCGGATCGGTGATGGTCTTCACCAGCGGCGAGGTGATGATGAGTTCGAGGTCGCGCTTGATCTCCATGCCGCGCAGGATGAGCTGGCGGTTGTACTCATCCTCGCCGCCGACGATGTCGACCACCCGCAGGGTGTTGGACACGCCTACCGTGCGGGCTGCGATCTGGCAGATGTTGTTGAGACGTGCCGGCTTGACCGCGGGATGGATCACGGCCGTGAAGCCTTCGGGCATCGCGTTATCACTGGCCGCATTGAGCTGCTGGACCAGCCACTCGGTCATCACCTGATTGGCGACGATGCGTGGGATCGCCGACAAGAGCGGCGTCTCGTCGGGGTCGATGCGGTAGATGATATCGGCGAGGTCTTCGCGGACGCCGGTGGCGGCGGGCTCGAGGTAGGTATTGGCGGGCGCAGCGCCCATTGCGGGAACGGCCACATGTCACTCCATTGCAGGCGCGCGCGCAGAGCGCAGCAGCGCGGTTGAACCGATCGATTGGTTCGCAATGGTCGTGACTGTCGGCTGGTCAGTCCGTCATCCGCGACATGCAAGCACTGCGGCGCGTCTGGCAGCCGGCGACATCAAGCCAGCGAAGGCACGTGGCGCACGGCGGGACATGAACCTCAGCAGCAGTTTGGCAACCGGCTCCCGGAGAGCGCACTCCGCCGCGCGTTGGTGACAATCGTAACTACAACCTGCCGGCGCCGTCAATCACCGCGCGCGGCGTGCGCCGAGCAGGGCTGCGGCGTTGCGGAAGTTGGGCCGCGCCTCGAACGCGCTCTCGGCGTCACTCACGCGCTGCGCCGGTGCCGGCGGCGGTGCGACACCACGCGGCGGCGCTGACTGGATCGGCGCACCAGTGCGCGCACCGTCCATCATGCGGTCCCACTGATACGCCTTCATCATCACCTTGAGTTGCCGGTGATCCGCCAATCTGGACAACTCCTGCCGGTTGAATCCGGCCTTGCCCATCGCCCATTCGCTGATCTGGCGTTGCCACTCGGCGCGGATCTGTGGGTCGGCCCACTGCGGGAATTCCTTGGCGAGTTCCTCGTTGCCGCGTTGCACCTGCTCGGCGAGCGCGCGCTGGGCTGCCTCCTGCTGCACCTGCGTCAGTTGCCCGAGCCGGCCCTGCTCATCGGTGGCCGCCTCGTAGGCTGCGCGCTGGCGCAGATATTCCTGCGGGTTGCTCTCTATCAGGCTCGCGTCGGGCCGCGGCACGCCGGCGATCTGCTGCTGGATGCGGGCGAGCTCGGGCTGGAGGTATGGCAGCACGGTGGCGAGCGCCTGCTGCTGCTGCTCGAGCGCCTGGCGTTCGCGGGCGAGTGCCTGGGTCTTCTGGGTATAGTCGGTGGCGGCGGCGACGGCGCGGCGTACCTCGTCGTGGCTAAGCCGGCGTCCGTCCACCTCGATGCCGGGCACGGTCGGGCCCGGCTGCTCTCCTGACGCGGGCGGAGCGATGCCATCCGTCAGACCCAGCGCGCGGGCCATGGTGTCGTCGCCAGCGGCGGGAGCGGGCGCGGGTGCGGGCGCTGCCGGGGTAGCGGGCGCCTGCTGCCCGCTGGGCGCTGCCTGCTGCCCGCTAGGGCGTGGCGCGGGCGTGGTCGGCGGGCTGTCGCGGCGCACTGGGGCGGTCGGTGGTGGCTGGCCCTGCCGGCGCTGCTGGCCGAGCAGGCGCGCGGCCTCGCTGACGGAGATCGCGGGCTGGCTGTCCGGCGGTGGTGCGCTCTCGGGGGACGCTGCCGGTGCGGCGGGTGCGCTGGTGGTTTCGCTCATTCCGCGGCTTCCTTACGTTCTCGCATGAGTCGTCCTGCAATCTGTCCAGCAAGGAAGGCGCGCACCTCCACATCGATAACACCAGGTTTGATGGTATCGAGGATCTCCCAAGCGGCATCGATCGCCCAACCTGTGCCCGGTGGATAGCGGTCGGGATATTGGTGTTTCATTCGCTGCTCATCGCGCGTTGCCTCGAATGCTCCTGCACCAGCACGGTATCGATGCGGTCCTGGATCTCGGTGCGGAGCGAATGGATGGCGAGCGCCAGCATGCGGCCGCGCTCGCGGGTCGGCGGGTCAAAATCCGCTATGGCAACTCGGGTCGCGTGCGCCTCGAGGTCACGCAGGATCGCCTGTAGCGCCGGGTCCTCGCGCAACCGGGCGGCATCGGCTGCCGCCAGGCGGGTTTCGCGGTCACTCATTTGCTCTTGCGGCCACCCTGCGCGGTGGTGGTCTTGGCGGTGCTGGGCATTACAGCTTGCCCGCGCGCCTTGCCGGCACCGGCCGAGCCGCCAGGGTTCGGCTTGTTCTGGCCGCCGGTCGAGGTGGTCTTGGTGCTCTGAGAACCCGATGCTTTCGTTACCATGTCATGTCTCCCTGTTCACGGTGGTTTCGCCTGTCGCTGCGCACGTGTCATCGCGTTGCGCGCGGTGCCCTGCTTGGTGGCTTTCACGGTGCCCGGCTTGAGGTCGCCGGCCTTTTGAAGCGTAGCGACCGCGATCGGCCACGCGCTCTTGGCCGCAACGCCACGGGCTTTTATTCGCTGTACTGCTTTATCAAGTAAACCCGGCATGTTATGCTCCCGTCATGACTGGTAAGCCGCAGAACACGTCACAAACATTCTGGTCACGGGTGCACCGCGACGGGCCACATGGCTGCTGGGAATACAGCGGCAAACCAAACAAAAACGGCTACTGTGAGTTTGGGTTGGACGGAAAGCGCCATTACGCCCATCGCACGGCATATGCCCTGACGTTCCCGGAGTGGGATGGAACGGGCCATGTGCTTCACCATTGCGATAATCGACGTTGCGTCAATCCGCTGCACCTTTTTAACGGATCGGACGCAGACAACGTCGCAGACATGGTCGCCAAAGGACGCGCGCGCGGCGCACCGCGTGGGCTGTTGCATCCGGACGCCAAACTGACACCCGAAGATGTTGCGGAGATACGTGCAAGCCCGATGGGATGCCGCCGGCTGGCCCGCAAATATGGCGTGACCAGAGCGCATATTCAGGGAATTAGAACAGGCAGGAAATGGCGTCATGTTGCGCCAGGAGCCCCCGCGACCCCTTGACCCCCTGGTTTTGGTAGGGGAGGTCCCCCAGGTCCATAGAGAACACCCGACATAGCTCTGTTAGCCAGCTGGCCGTACGCCGTGGGCAAACCGCGCCCGGCCAAGCCCTGCTGCACCGCCATGCGCTGCGCCGGATCCACGCCAGCGGTCGGCGAGGCGATCAGGTTGGAAGGCGGCATCATGGGCGCCTGGGGACGCCCTGGAGGCCCTTGCGGCATCTGCCCGGTCATCGGGCCGCCGGGAGGCTTGGGCGCCGTCTGCGGGCCTCCTACGGCTGGCGGCTGAGGCGACAGCGGCGGCGGGCTTGGCGGCAGCAACTGCACCGTCGGCGCCTTGCTGCTCATCGCGCTCTGGAACTCGCCGATGCTGGGCAGCGGCGTGCCGTGCTGCGCTGCCACCGCATACGCCTGGGTCCAGAATTGCAGCGCCGCGTGGCTGCGCTCGCGGTCGTCGCTGCTGAGCAGGTCCGCGCGCTTGGTTTGCTCTTCGGCCCGCTGCGCCTCAATGTCGGCCGACGTCTTCTGGCCCTGCACGTTGGCCAGGATCAGCGACGGATCCGGTGGCGTGGCCGGGTTCGGCGGCGCCTGCCAGCCCGGAGGCAGTGGCTTGAAGTAACTGCTCACATCCGCAATCCCCACCGTCTCCAGCATCCTGCTCAGCGTGTTGCGATACTCCGGCACGCCCGCCAGCGGGTTGTTCAAGCCGCCCTGCTGCACCAGCATTTCCTGCTTGCCGGCGATCTGCGCCAGCATCGCCAATCTTTCCATTGGCAGGCCCTTGCCGCCGACGTTCACCGAGGTCTGCCACATCGTGGCCAGCGCCCGCGGGTCGATCGAGATCCACTCGCCGCGCAGCCGGATCACGTTGGGCCGGTCCTGCTGCCGCGCCATCATCTTGAGAATGCCGGCATACAGCGGTGCGAGTCCGGTTTCCGCGAGCGTGCGCGCCATCATGTCGAGCCGGTCCTGCGCCGCCGACGTCTGCTGCGACACCGCCACCGGCGTGGTGCTCTGCAACTGGTCGAGCGATAGCCCTTGGCTCGCCCGCGTGATCCCGGTGCGGTTCTCGCGCACCGCCTCCAACACCTCCATCACCGGCAGCGCCTCTTTGCCAGCGAACGGCTTGACCAACTCGGTCACCGCGCCCGGCTGGGTGATGCGGATAATGCTGCCGATCGCGGTCTGCCGCACGTCCTGCAGGTTGGCCTGGCCGAGCACCACCGCGGTACGCGGGAACATGCTCTGCCCGAGGCTGTCCAGCACCGCGCGCATCACCCGCGTCTCGGTGCGCTGCAAATCCATCACCATGTCGGCCTGCGACGATCCGATGATCCTTCCCGGCTCGCGATACGGCGTGAAGCACGCCAGCGGGATTTCGTCCGTCCGCTCCCACTGCACCAGTTCCGTGGCATTGCCGAGCATATGCACGTGCAGCATCTCGGCGCGGTGATCGTTGTCCGCGTCGCACCTGATCCAGCCCTCGGCGTAGCGCACCAGTTGCATGCTGCGGTCGTTCGGCGCGGAGCCGCGGATATTGTGCCCCGACGCCTCGTTGCGCGCGATCGCCTCGCGCCGCCGCAGCGGGCTCATCATGCTGTCGAGATGCCGCATCACCTTGTCTTCCGGCAGCCCCATCTCGATCAGGTCGCTGGCGGGAACGTCTCTGACGTGGAAGATCCCGCGCGCGCCTTCCACCGTGTTGGCGTCCGCCACCACCCACACGCACTCGGAGGGCACCGCCTCTACCACCGGCCAGTTCTGCGCCGCGTGCCGCGTCAGCGTGGCACTCCAGTACTCCGGCGCGCCGCCCTGCTGTAGATACATCGCCACCTCGGGCACCTTGGCGAGCAACTGCAGTTCGCTCGGCTGGATCGGCCGGCGAATGATGCGCTGCGCCTCAATGCCGGGTTCCGCGAGCAAGCCCTGCAACTGCGGCAGCAGCAGGTTCTCGCACACCTCGGTGCGGGTCACCTCGCGCTTGCCCCAGTGCCACCGCGCCCAGCCGGCCTTGCGCGTCAGGGCATCGAGCAGCACGTCATGCAAGATTTGCCACCCAGAATTACAATTGAATAATGCCCATCTGCAATAATCCGTAGCTTGTCTGGCTAAGGTGGTTGCAAGTTTATCATCGCCCGTCACATCGGCGCTGATTGGCTCGAACGAAACTGGGTCTTCTACCCCGGTGAAGACGCGAAGCAGGCTTGGCAATGTTGCCCTGATGGTATCTCGCACCACCGTGAGCACCATCTGGCTGCGCCCCGGTTCCTCGTCGCCCAGCGGCCGGCCGGCGTAATACTGGCTCGCCGTGATGCGCTCGCGGCTCAGGTAAGTGTCGTAATTTTGGGCTATTTTGAAGTAATATCTGGCGATATCGGCGATCTCGCTGTCGGGCTTGCCAAGCCGCTCATACACAAATTCTTGTTGCCAAGCCGCCGATGTCGGCACCAGCGTCGCACGCAATCCTGCGGCATACGGGCGCAACATTCCCGGCAGGCTGTCGTCGCTGTCCGGCGGCAGCGTGGTGTCCGATGGGCCTTTGCTCAGGTTGGCGAAAATCTGGTCGTGGCCTGGCGGCTGCCCGGTCGGGCGCATCAACCCTTGCAGCGGCGGCACTGGCGGCGGCTGGCTGCTCTGCCACACCGACGGCGCCAGAAGTCCGCCCCCGCCAGGCTGCATCCCACCGATGCCGCCAATGCCGCCCGTTTCTGGTCCGCCTGGACGCACCGGTCCTGGCGGTAGCGGTGGCTGTATGCTGCTGGAGCCACTCATGCCGGGACCTGAGACTTATCGTAGACGCTGACACCACCATCTAGTGCTTGTATCGCTTTGCCGAGCCGCATGCTGGCGTCCTCCAGGTGGCGATACGCCAGCATGGCGTTGGCGTTGGCCTCGGGCGGAGCGTCACCACCGACCAGCGCGCGCACCTGCTCGGCGATGGGCTTCAGTTCACGGCGCAGGGCTTCATATTCTGCTACTGTCATGGTCCGTTCCCCTGTTGGGTCGTCTGGTCGTCGTCAGGATCGAGCAGCGACGGCATCAGATGCGACCGAGCAGCAGCAGCACCAGCAGGATCACCACGATCAGGCCGACCCCGCCCATGCCATAGCCGTATGCGGGATAGCTGCCGTAATAACCGCCGCGCCATCCCCAGCCGCCGCCAAGCACCAGCAGCACCAGCAGTACGACGACGATCAGAGCGATTGGACTCATCGCTAGTACTCCATCCCAGATATCCTAGGCCGTAATGGCGCTTGTGCATACAACCCGGCATCGCTCTGGCTGCTCACCATCATGCCGGCCTCCGCCAACGTCAGCAGGAACGCATCGGCGCGATCCGGCGACGCCAGCCCACGCGCCCGCATCTGCTGCTTGCTCTCGATCTGCACCCGGCCGTCGCTGGTGTAGGTGTAGCGTGGCGCGACCAGGTCATCACGCAGTTGCTCGTCGCGCGGCAGCCGGCACATGCGCGACGCCAGCCACTCACGGCCACGACCCCATAGCTCATCGCGCAGCCGCACATACCGCCCGGTCGTGCTCGGTGCCTCGCCGACGTTGACGGCCAGGATCGGCACGCCCTGCTCCATCAGCCGGTCGGCGACACCAGCGCCGATGCCGATGGCGTCGATCGCGATCAGCGCGGGCTTGTTGTTCGCCATCAGGTCGTACTCGTGCTTCACCGCGCCGGCCAGCATCATGGTGTCGAACTGTCGCCAGACGCGCGGTGGCTCGGTGACGACGTAGCCGCGGCGCTTGATCAGAACGCTGCTGTCGTCACCGAACCTGGCCACGTCCAGCCCCCATATCTCAGACTTGGTCAGGTCGAGCGCGACGTCGCGTTGCATCGCCTGATCGACCAACTCGCCGGCGATGAACGTGTCGCTGTCGGCCTCGGGGAACTCGCCAAGTACTCGCACCCGATACGCCGTGCTGTTGAGGCCATACCGCTGCGCGTGCTCATCGACGAACTCCTTGGTGACGCGCGGCGAATCCAGGCCGCTGACCTTCATGGTGAACCAGCGCCCGCGCTCGGTGGCATGCGTGCGCCAGAAGAAACCTGTGCTGCGCGTTGGATTGCCGATGAGGATCGTCGTCGCACCGGCTGACGACATGCTGCCCGCCGCCGCCTCGAACACCGGCTCGGCGATGCCCGACGCCTCGTCACACACCAGCAGCACGTTGGTGCTGTGGACGCCCTGTATGCTCTC